ATGCCGGCAGAGCAGATTTCGTTAGAAGCCACCACAAAGAGTTCACTCAGTTTGTATTGAATGGCGAGGTGTACCATATTTATGGCGACCAGATGTTCAACTCTGCCGACGAAGAAATCGATCCATATCAAATTGCAGAAAACATTTACTCCAAGCAGGCGAACATGCCCCTTGAGGACGAGGCGGATGATATTATAGCAGACGCCGGTACCGACGATGTCATGAGTCTTTTAGACGGGCTTCCGCCTGACGAGAAGCTAGAGATTATCAATATGCTAATGGGTGATCTCTACCAAGCGAATCCTGAACTAGCAGATGAATTCGATCGGATGAAAGGACCCTCATGATACGATGAGGAATGAAGGAGTCAGCGCACGTTTCAAATACTGGATAGCGCTGATCATCCTCGCAGAATTTATTTCCCTAGCAATGTTAGAAATATGTTGACTTTCTCTTCTGTTAATGTTAATATGTCGAAGTAATTAATCATAAACAAACAGGGAGTATTTATGAACCGTGTCAAACCTTCGATACCATTTGTGGGACTGCACGCACACAGCGTTGCCGGATCGCCATTTGATGGATTTGGTTATCCCCAAGAACACATGGATTATGCATACCATAATGGCTGCGATGCTTTGGCACTGACAGACCACGGGAACATGAATGGTCTATCACACCAAGTCTTGCATGCCAAGAAGATGAAGAAGGCAGGCAAGAACTTTAAACCTATCTTTGGTGTTGAAGCCTATTTCGTGCCGTCCATTGAAGACTGGAAGGCTGCTTACGATAAGGCGAAGGCAGACAAGAAGGCTGCTCGGGATCTCGAAAGCGATCCGACAAAGACAGCAAACGAAGATGAGGGGGCATCCAAGCAAAAGGTCGATAACATTATCAGACGCCGCCGCCACCTTATCCTCGTCGCACAGAACCAGGAAGGGTTGAACAACATTTTCAAGATGGTGTCCACCTCTTTCCAGGGTGATCACTTCTACCGATATCCTCGCGTCGACTACGATCTTTTAAGCAAGCATAGTGAGGGAGTGCTAGCTGCTTCTGCTTGTCTTGGCGGCGTATATGCCGGCAACTATTGGGATAACAGGGACGACGGTGAAGAGGCAATTCTCGGTGCTATGCGCGAAACAACCAAGCGCATGACAGATATCTTTGGTAAGCGTTGGTATGGAGAGCTACAGTGGAACAACGTGCCCGAGCAGCACGAGCTTAACAAATATGTCTTAAAGATGAAGGATGAATTCGGCATCGATGTTATCTCGACTGCTGACAGTCATTACCCCAGCCCTCAAGCCTGGAAGGACCGAGAACTTTATAAGAGGCTGGGCTTCCTCAACAGACCAAACAGACCAGAGTGGATGACTTCCGAGTTGCCCGAAGGGGTCGAGGAGATTGGCTACGAATTGTATCCCAAGAACGGCGATCAGATGTGGGAGTCATACAAAAAATACTCTAAAGAATGTGGCGTTGAGTATGATGACGCCATTGTGCGAGATTCTCTTACAGCGACTCACCGGATCGCACACGAGCTAATCGAAGACTTCATGCCAGACGACACAGTTCGCCTGCCCGGCTTCGTCGTGCCAGAGGGAGAGACTGCAACCCACGCTCTGACCAAGGCTTGCATCAAGGGCTTACGAGAGTTGGATTTTGGCAGCAACACAGAATACGTTGATCGCCTGAAGCACGAGCTAAGCGTGATCGATGACAGAGGCTTTAGCAAATATTTCTTGACGATGAAAGCCATCTCAGACAAAGCTAATGAGAATATGCTGGCAGGCCCCGGTCGCGGATCGGCTGCCGGCTCACTTGTCGCCTACGTGCTGGGTATCACACAGGTCGACCCTATCAAGTATGGGCTGCTCTTCAGCCGATTCCTGCGCTCTGACGCAACCGACTATCCTGATATCGATTATGATGTTAGCGATGCCTTTGGGTTGAAGGAGATTCTTGCAGAAGAGTGGGGGGAGACTACAGTTGTTCCTATTTCGAACTACAACACGCTGCAGCTACGATCGCTGATTAAAGACATCAGCAAGTTCTATGGTGTTCCCTTTACAGAGGTTAATCCCGTTACATCTAAGATGATCTTCGAGGCGACACCGAAGGCTAAGGCGAAGCACGGTATCAAAGCCGGCGTATACGCTCCAACGTTCGAAGAGATTATGGAATATTCAGAGTCTCTTCAAAAGTTTCTTCGTAAGTACCCCGACATCAAGACTCATGTCGAGGCACTATACGGCCAGGTTAGATCGACTAGTCGTCACGCAGGAGGTGTGGTGATTGGTGAAGACCTGGACAAGCACATGCCTCTCATCAACTCCGGTGGCGTCGTCCAGACGCCATGGTCTGAGGGGCAGAACGTCCGACATCTTGAGCCACTGGGCTTTATTAAGTTTGACCTTTTGGGCTTATCAACTCTTGAGATGATTGAGGCTGCAGTTGGCCACATCTTGACGCGCAAACATGGGATCCAGAACCCAACGTTTGAAGATGTTAAGAAGTGGTATGATGAGAATCTGCACCCTGATTCAATTGATTTGAATGATCAAAAGGTATACCGAAACATTTTCCACAAGGGAAAGTTTTTGGGAGTGTTTCAGTTTACTAACGAGGGCGCCCAGAAGTTCTGCAAGCGAGCAAAGCCGAATAACATCATTGACATCTCTGCGATCACATCAATCTATCGACCTGGACCTTTGAGTGCCAAGGTCGACAAGTTGTATGTTAATGCCAAGAAGAACCCAAGCCAGCGAATGTTCCCGCACGAAATGGTGCGCGAGGTTACAGATGAGACTGCGGGCTTCTTGATCTTTCAAGAGCAGATTGCTTTGTTGGCTCACAAACTGGGAGATAACGTGTCGCTCGACGAAGGTAACCTCTTGCGAAAACTTCTCACCAAGAAAGGCACAGGCAAAGGTAACGAAGCTAAGGACGAGATCCACGATAAGTTCATCAGTGGCTGCATGAAGAAGAAGATTGACAAAGAAACTGCAGAAGCAATGTGGAAGAACTTTGAATACTTCTCGGGCTACGGCTTTAATAAGTCTCACGCTGTTTCATATTCGATCCTGTCTTATCAGTGCGCTTGGTTGTATAATTATTATCCGTCTGAGTGGGCTGCAGCTTTCCTTGACAAAGAGCCGGAGAGCAGAAAAGAGAAAGCAATCAATCTTGTTAAGTCATATAAGTTTGACATTAAAAAGTTGAATATCAACACCTCTAGTGTTCAGTGGGCAATTGATCCAGAGGACGATAAGATTCTTGTTCAACCTCTCAGTTCTCTGAAGGGCTTGGGCGGCAAAGCGATTGAGCAGATTATCAACAACCGCCCGTTTAACACGGTTGAGGACTTGCTGTTCAACGATGGTGTTGTTTATTCCAAACTAAACAAGAAGGCACTCGATACACTGTTTAAGAGCGGCGCTTGCAATGATCTTATGGACGATAGGTTTTTTGGAACCAAGCATTTTTGGGCGTCCTGTGTGAGCGATCGACCAAAGAGCAAGAAGAAGCTCGTAGAGAACATTGATTTGATGCGCGACGAGGGAGACTTCAGTGTCGAGGAGATGATTGAGAATCTTTCAACGCTCACAGGGGTCTTTCCAATTCACCTTGTTCTTGACGAGGATGTGCAGCAGCGGCTGGACCACTATCAGGTCCCGCCCCTTGGAGAGTGGGACAACGACCTTGGCGTTGCCTGGTTTATCCCTCGCGAGATTGTAAAGAAGAAAACCAAAAACAATAAGGACTACTGGATTGTGAAAGTCATTGATAGCACGAATGCTTCGACCTCAATAAAATGCTGGGGAGTAAAGAAGCGTGATGAGATTTATATCAATCGTCCATACATGAGCAAGCTGGAGTATGATGAGCAATGGGGCTTTAGCACCAGAAGTGTATATCATAATTTTAGGTTGTTAGGGTAGTTAGTTCTATTTATTGTGGAGGTCAAAATCGGTGACGGATTTAGAAATACTGGCAGTGTTTTTTATAGGACTAACTTCTTTGATAGCCATTCCAGCAGTTATAACTGATATACAAATCAAATATTTTAAAAAGAAGGATTGACTTTTGTTCACAAAAGTGTATAATAGAGGAATATAAGGAGTGAGCATGATAATAGAATATGCGAAAGTTAGAGAAGATGTAGTGGTACCGGCAAGGGCAAACCCTAGCGATGCGGGACTGGATGTATTTTACAATCCGTCAGGAGGCTCGCCGCGAATCATTGACCCGGGATTTAGTGAGAGACTCCAGACTGGTTTGAGATTTGGCGTGCCACATGGCTATATGCTACAGGTTATGAATCGATCGTCTATGGCCGCAAAGAGAGATCTTGTGGTTGGCGCGCACGTTGTCGACTCGGGTTACGATGGAGAGGTCTTTATCGATCTGCACAATGTGGGTAATATGAGCCAGATTATAGATCCAGGTGACAAGATTGCACAGGTTGTTTTAATTCCTGTAGTACATTTCCGCCCAGTCGAATCGGATAACCTTTATGACAAGCACCCAATCACAATTTCAAATCGCGGCGCAGGCGCCCTGGGGAGTACTGGAAAATGATATCTCATAAAAGTTTTGAGCCAGGAGAAAATCACCTGCCATACAGTAAGGCTTTAGCAGGACACGATTTTGGTTTTGGCGATGTAAGAGAGGAGGATAGTAATATGAATGATGACGCGAAAGCGTTGCTAGCAGGCAACGACATATACGCGGGAGAAAATGTTAATGTCGGAGACAAAAAGCAAAAACCCTGCAAAACCAAAAAAGGATGTAAAAAGTGCGGAGAGGAGAAAAGGTGCAAAAAACCCACACCCGAGAAGGTTGACCACCCGTCGCACTATAACACTGGGAGGGTTGAAGTTATCGATGCCATTGAAGATTGGGACCTTAGCTTTAACGACGGAAATGCGATTAAATATATTGCGAGACACAAGTATAAGGGGGATCCCATACAAGATATTGAAAAAGCTATTTGGTATCTCCAGCGACATCTAGCGAATATAAAGGAAAAGAATAAATGATCTCAAAGTTTTTACGAAAATGGAAATCGTATCTGGTCGAAGGATTGCTCTCGGACTATGACAGAGGCGGATCCACGACGTTGTATCACTTCTCCAGGGCTGATTCCGACACGATATCTCTAGATCCGGATTACTTTTTATCACATCGTAATTCCTACTCCAAGAGGGAGTATGAGAGATCGCAAGTTCCGAGAACATTCTTTTATGTCGATCTTGATCATGCGGAAAGGATTGTCGAGAGCGGAAGAAACCTCTACTCAGTGGTTGTATCGCACAGCGAAATATATGATCTCAAGCGTGATCCGGATGGAATACTGGAGGCTTCGAAGCAGCCAGGCGCTTTTTTCATAGACTTTAACAAGGTCTTTGAAACAATAAAAGAGAAGTATAAAGGAGTTTTCTATGACACGGGCAACTTTGATGTAGTTGCTTGGTTCGAACCCATTCAGGCCAACAAGGAGGCACAATGAAAGAGGGAGATGTAGTATATAACGAGTATCACAATATTCGTAGATACGGTATAATTGAGAAAAAGACCATAAAGGATGACGGCTGGGGCTATTGCGCGGTCAAGTGGTTTAATGACGAGATATATGAAGATCGAATGGCTGATCGCCAAAAGCTAACCAACAAGAATTGGGCACTGGAGGAATACAGGGTGGACATGTTGCTACCAATTGACCTTCACAAAGAGCTGTCGACTCTTGAGGACATCAGGCATGAATTGAATACGCGAGGTCAAGGTGGAAATTAGAGAATGTTTGTCTTTTGATGATGTATTATTAGTACCAAAATTTAGTGTTTTAAGGAGCAGAAAGGAAGCCGATCTTTGGACAACGTTTATGGAAGGCTGCAGCTTGGAGATACCGATTGTATCCAGTCCGATGGATACAGTCACCGGCGCGGAGATGGTTCATGCCATGGATAAAAATGGCGCAATGGGCATTGTGCACAGATACAACACCATCGAGGACCAGGCCGCTATTGTCACTGAACTTAACGAGGCTGGTGTCGAGCCCGTTGCTGCAGCCATCGGCGCCACCGGTGATTTCTTGGAGCGAGCCAAAGTCCTTGTCCAGCGCGGCACAAAAGTGCTGTGCGTCGACATTGCCCATGGCCACCACTTGCTGTTGCGCAACGCGCTGAGTATTTTGCGCACCGAATTCGGAAGCGACGTGCATTTGATGGCTGGAAATGTTGCAACGCTTGCCGCGTTTAATGATGTTTCAGACTGGGGCGCGGACAGCATTCGAGTCGGCGTCGGCGGCGGTTCTTGTTGTTCCACGAGGATTGCAACCGGACACGGGGTGCCCACATTTCAATCTATATTGGATTGCAGCCAATCTGATCGAGACGCCCTAATCATTGCTGACGGTGGTATAAAGAACAGTGGTGATATCGTTAAGGCACTGGGGGCAGGAGCTGACTTTGTTATGCTAGGCTCCCTCTTGGCTGGTACCGACGAGGCGCCGGGTGAGATTACAACGAATGCCTCTGGCGAGAAATATAAATATTTCAGAGGGATGGCGTCTCGCAAGGCTCAGGTTGCCTGGCGAGGGTGGTCTTCGACGCCAGAGGGCGTCTCTACGATGATACCGTACAAGGGTCCTGTTGGAGACATATTGGCAGATCTTCGCGGCGGCATCGCCAGTGGTATGTCGTACTCCGGAGCTTTTGGCTTGAAAGACTTCCGGATGAATGTGGAGTTCATCAAGCAGACGCCTGCCGGCGCTTCAGAGAGCAGAGCCCACATTCTTGGAGGTGGCTAATGAGGTGGCTTATACTAATGGCGCTCTTTGTATCATGCAGCGAGCCGAGGGTATACGAGTGCAGCGGCTGGGAGAAGAGGTTGTGTCTGTGTCCAAGTGGAGAGGAAGGCGATCAAAAGTGCTCCAGTGGCCCAGCTTTTAACGATCCGCCCCCGCCAAGAGAGTGGCTTTTCTGTAGTTGCTGCTTTGACACCAAGAGAGACGAGCACGGCATATACTATATTAACCAGAACGACAC